GGCTTACCGCTTCGGCTATCCGGTCTATCAGATGCTGGATGCTGTAGAGTATGGGGGCTAATACCAAAGGTCTCAATGTCTCACCCTTAATATATATGCCGGAAGCCTTGTAAATAAAGGGATTAGAGAGATTTTGACATGAATGTGCAATAAAAACCAAACGTCTCAAAATGGTGATTTTGCTTGTATTTTATGGTGATTTCTCCCAAGATTGGATGCTCAAAACTGGGACGTGCGTTTGACCTGCGTTGACCATCCCTTGTACCGGCACACCGGAAAGGTGCCAAATACATCCAAAAACGCCCCGTAAACGGGGAAACAAGCTGCGGCTCATGGAGCGTCAGAACTGGGGCAACGAAGCCCCTTTTTTTGTGCCCTCATACGCGCATAATGCGTGCGTGTGCATATACCTACACCCGTTCATAATATAGTATATATACGCCCAGAAAAGAGCCTCAGCAGCGAGACCACTTCAAACGGTGTTCAAACGGTATTCAAACAGCCTTCAAAACGGCTGCGGCTCATGGTCATCAGAGTGCATTTGGATGTTCAAAACGGAGACATTTGGTTTTGGGCTAAAATCGCATTGGAATTGCATTGGATATTCATTTTGGATATTCAAAAGATGCACGAAAATGAGTGACCAAACCCCCTCTTTGCGTTTATTTTGCGTTTTCAATGGCGGTATTCTGCATTTCAAACCCCCACTTTACACCCCCCACTTTACATCAAAAAAAGCCGTCTGAAAATCGTTCAAACGGCTGTATTTGTGTGAATTATGCCAAATTCGGCTATTTTTAGGGGGGGGTGAGAGGTACGACATTTGGTTTTCCAGCATGCCGTGGGTGTGTGTCTATAGGTGCCGGGTGGCGACGTTTGGAATGGTTACTATTCCAGTCTGATAGCACCCACCACGATGGATAGGGAACGGATCTCATTCTTCGGCAGCTTGAACGGAGGATAGTTCGCATTGTCTGACTTGCACAGGATATGTTCCGCGTCACCCTCTATCTCAAACAACCTTTTGACCATAGCCCCCTGCTGGGAGTCTATCACATAGATCTTCCCCCATTGAATGAAAGTAACCTCTAAGATCTTCCGGCATGCCAGGATGTCACCGCTGGAATACTTAGGGTACATACTGGATCCACTAACACGGATGAGGAAGTCAGCATGAACGGCAGCAAAGTCCGGCACGTCATACCGAGCGCAGTCCAGTTCCGAAATGCCACTCTCATCCCATCCATTGAAACCGGCCACGGCATCAATTGGTATGAGCGGAATGCCACCAGAGACAACCGGCTTCATCTGAGGACGCTCATTTGTTTCTTCTTTCGGTTGTGTCTCGGTGGAAGCAGAAACCGATGAGTGCAACATCTCACCTTCACCGGTAAGCAGCCAATTCATATTCAACTGCTGAAAATTTGCCGAAATCTTATCCTTCAAATTTGCGCTCAAGTTGTCTTTTACATGGCTAATGGTGCCATTAGACACACCAATAGCCCTCTCAAACTCTCTTATTGAGTAACCCATAGTCTCAATAAACCGCTCCAAACGCTCTCTTTTTGTCTCCATATAGCCTATTTTCGATATAAATTCAGCACTTTTTCAATAAAATTGCATTTTTTCAGCATTTTTTCATTAAAAAATTTTGATATGTTGAAAATTTGTAGTATCTTTGCAGTCGGAATTGAACAAATAACCAATTTCGCTGCAAAATTACAAAAAAAATTTGACATATACAAGAAATCAACCCTATAAAATACATTTTGTAAGATGAATGCACTTTTTCATGGCGCTATTGCCAAGATCCAGAAGATGACCGGTTACAGTCGCACAACCATCAGCGAAGCGTTGAATCATGACACAACCGGCAGGAAAGCTGAAAGAGTTCGCAAGCTCTATAATATGAATTTCGCGCCGATATTCAAGATTGGCGAAAACAAGTAATAACTAATCAAAAATTCAAACTATTATGCAAAAGAAAGAAGCAAATGCGAAAGCCTATGCTGCTCGAATGATGGAGCAGTTCAAGAAAGCCATGGAGAGACTGCGCAAGTTAGGTGCGCACATGATCAGTGACCGTGGCAGACGTATGATGTATGTGCCTGGCAATGTCAGTCTGTGTTCATCCTATCCGGTTGACATGTTCGGTACCAGCGTTGCAGCTAACAGCCGCAGCCACAAGCAGCATCTGCGTGCAAATCATCTTGGTAAATTCCATAAAGGCAAATAAGGAGGAGCAGCTATGAAACTATTTGAAATCAAAGTCAACTATGTGCGTCAAACCGGCGAGGACAATCCGGGTTTGGTACGCGAGACCTATCTGGTGGATAGTGTCAATCCGTCCAATGCAGAAACCATCCTCATGGATGAACTGAAACCGTTCATTTTCGGAGGGCTTGAAGTTGAACATATCACCAACCGTAATTTCTTTGAGATCTTCACCGACCTCGGAGCCGATAACTGGTACAAAGCCCGCGTGGAACTATTGACCATAGACGGAGACAAAGAGTCGCGCAGAGTTGTAGCTGTCATGGTTCAAGCCAGCACCATCAGCGATGCACTCCAAGCCCTCAAAGAAAAGATGGCCGGATATGATTGCGAGATCCTGAGTGTAGCAAAGACACCGGTTCTGGATCTGTTGAAAGCATAAGGAGGACAGGACATGGAAGATAGAATAGAGTTCAACAAAGGTTGGTTCAACTGTTTCAATACGTTTGCCAACAGCGGTGTCTCAACGGAGCTACTGCAAGAGGTATTGACAGGCGCAGGTATCACCGAAGATGAAGCCTATGAGTTCATGGAAAGCGGTGAGTGTACCGGTCAAGCAAGAACAGATTATGTGTCACGTCAGATGAGAATACATCTTGGCGATGAAGATGAGGAAGGCAACGTAGGCGAATTCTAATACAAAGCTATATGAAAGCGACAAAGAACTACAGAGTAAAATTCCACTGCCGGATGAGCGTGATTGCGCTGCTGGGCGTGATTGGTCTCATTGCCATTTGCGGTGAGCCGGTGAACGAAAGCAGATGGCTGGAGACAGTCATCATGCAGATAATGGTGTGGATCTCCTGTTGGGGTGCAGCAGCCTGGTTGTACCGTCGATGGGGTCTGAACCGCGTGCTGAACATGCTCACATGGATAGAGCGCAGCCGTCGCATTGAGTTTTAAGTTATAACTAAACAGATTAACCATGTACTATTCAGGAAATGTAGCATACGCATTAACGGCGGAGCAGCTGAGCAGCGTGATGAGTGTGAACACTCTCCAGACGCTCTGTGCACGGAACCGAAGCATCCGTGTCCGTCGTGGTGGTCGTGGCGTAGTGGCACTATATGACGTGAGTGCATTGCCTGAGGTATGGCGCGTGGAAGTGTACAAGCAGTTCCCAGAGACGAGACCGAGACTGGAGATGAGCCCTCTGATGGACGAGATGAAAGCCGTTCCTGATGCAGTGCTTTTCTTCCAGTCTTATGTCTTGCCTACTGGAAAGCACCTAAGTGATGAGAAGGTGCAGGAGTACGCGAACAATGCCGCCATCCTGGCACGCTGTACAGAGGTGTTTACGCAAGTGAGCAGCGCCACCGGCCGTAGCGGCAAACGAGTGCCGAAGAAAGAGCTATGGCAGAAGATAGCTGACAGTCTGGAGCGACTGAAAGAGAACGGTTGGCCGAACAGCCTTCCGCAGAGTGGCGACCGGCTCCGCAAGAAATGGCAGGAGTACCAGGCAGGCGGTTTTGAAACGCTCATCAACGGACGCTTTGGCAACACACACGCAGCCAAGGTCGGCAATGGAGTACAGGAGAACCTTCTTGTGACCCTCTGCGCTGATGGTCGGAACCTGCAAGACGAACAGGTGTGCAAGCTCTACAATAGCGTAGCAAATGCCATGAAGTGGGAGCCGATCACAGCCGGAACAGTTGCCAACTGGAGACAGCGGCACAACATCGTGACCGAGGTTGGCCGTCATGGTAAGAACTACATGAGCAACACGAAGCTGATGCAGGTGAAACGCTCCAAGCCGACCGAGCCTCTGATGATGTGGAGTGCCGACGGATGGGATGTGGAGTTGTTCTATCAGAAGCGTGTGAACGGCACCATGACCTACAGCAACCGCATGACGGTGGTGGTGATCCTTGATGCCTTCTGCAATTACCCCATCGGCTATGCCATTGACAATCACGAGAACAGTGATGTCATTCGTGAGGCTCTGGCGAACGCCATGCAGCACTGCCGTGAGCTCTATGGTGAGATGCTGATGGTGGATCAGTACCAGAGCGACCACTATGCCATGAAAGCCCTGCAACCCTATTACGCCATGGTTGCGGACAAAGTAATCCCTGCACGTGTGGGCAATGCCAAGTCCAAACCGGTGGAGCGTTATTTTCTCCATCTGAACAATGACATGTGCCACGCGCTGCCGAACTGGTCAGGCTTCGGTATCACCAGTAAGAAAAGCAGCCAGCCGAACATTGACTGGCTCAACATGAACAAAAAAAACTTCCCTGATGAAGCCGGTGTCATCGCTCAGATAGATATGATCATCAACAAAGAGCGGGAAGCCAAGCGTGCCATGATGCTTGCCAAAGGGACACCGAAACGCCGTGTGATGGACCGTGAGCTGTTCCTTCTCAATTTCGGCAAGACAACCGGTTTCAAAAACAGCATTGAAGGATGTGGTCTGCGCGTGACGATAGACAGAGCCATCCGGCAATATGACTGTTTCGACCCCTCATGGCGTGAGCATGACGATGTGCGCTGGACGATACATTATGATCCAAGCGACCTGACACATGTCCTCGCTACCGATGACAAAGGCGAACTCCGTTACATCCTGGAAGAAAAATATGTGCAGCCTATGGCGCTCATGGACCGCAAGGAAGGTGACGCTGCCGAACTGCAACGCATTTCAGAGTTCAACAAAGCAATGGTCGCCACGGCTACCCAGCGACGCATAGAAGCGGACACCTGCACAGAGAATTTGCTATTGGGTGCAGGCATTGATCCGAAACTGAGCCAGATGATCATTACCGACGGACGCGGACAGCATAAGAACCAACGCAATGCCGTGCGCTCCGGACAGCGGGCAGCCCTCCCGAAAGTAGAGGATGCAGAGGTCATCAGCGAACAGGCAAAAGAGCCTACCAAATTTGATTTATACTAAACAACAAATCTCAATTATTAGCTATCATGAGAAAATTAGAAAAACAAACCATCGTGGAACGTCTGATTGAGTTCTGCGACCAGAAAGGCAGCCAAGCCAAAGCAGCTGCTGTATTGAAAGTAAGTAACGCCACCGTCAGTCAGATGATCAATGGTAACTGGGAACTCATCAAAGACGAGATGTGGCGCACTGTAAGCAACGGCATCGGTATGCAGGGTGGCAACTGGGCAACCGTCGCCACCGGCGGCTACAAGCGCATGACGAGTGTGCTGGAGGACGCACAGGAAAACAGCCTTGTGATGGCAGTCATCGGTGATGCCGGGTGTGGCAAGACACAAGCCATTGAGCACTATGTCAAGAACCACCGCAATGCCTACCACCTCCAGTGTGCAGAGTATTGGAACAAAAAGAACTTTCTCCAGAACCTTTGCCAGCAGATGGGTATGCGCAACACCTATGGTACCGTGTATGATCTCATTGAGGACATCGTGCGCGAACTGGAGAAACAGGAACGACCTCTGATCATCGTGGACGAAGCCGACAAACTGAGTGATGTCGTTCTGTATTTCTTCATCACCTTCTACAACCGTTTGGAGGATCATTGTGGCATAGTGCTCTGCGCCACCGGCTATCTCAAAAAACGCATCATCGCCGGAGAGCGTAACGAGCGCAAAGGCTTTGCCGAGATCCACAGCCGTGTAGGTCGCAACTTCATCGGTATGCCACAGACCACCTCTGAGGACATAGCTGCTATCTGTGAGGCTAACGGGGTGGATGATCTGAATGCCATCAACACCATCTGCAAGAAAAGTGACTTTGATCTGCGCCGCGTAAAACGCCTGGTGCACGCATATAAACAGAGCAACTGATATGGGACGAGTATTGAGCAACAGCCAACTGCTGGCAAAGAAGTACAACACCGCTGCCTTCACGGGACCGTGGCTGGAGAGTTTCGGCAAGCCGGAACTCCGTGGCGCATGGTTCATGTGGGGTGCCAGCGGTCAGGGCAAAACCAGCTTCCTCTTGCAGTTGGCGCGCTACCTCGCCATGGAGTGGAACGAACGAGTGGCTGTTGTCAGTCTGGAGCAGGGTGATTGCAAGTCCTTCCAGAACCAATGGGCACGCGCCGGCATGATGGACTGCGGAAAGAAGGTGCAGCTCTGGATAGACTTTGACCTGGCAGAACTCCGGGCAAAGATCGAGGGCAACAGCCGGGCACCGCATGTCATCATCATTGACTCCATCAACTACATGCCGACCCTCACCCTCAAAGCCGCTCAGGCACTGCTCCGTGACAACCCCAATCGCCTGTTCATCTTCAACGGCCATGCCAAAGGAGAGGAACCCAAAGGCGAGGTCGGAAGCATGATGCGCTTCCATGCCGATGTCAAGATCCGCGTGGAAGGTTACAAAGCTTTCTTCTCCAGTCGGTTCGCCGATGCTGATCACGGAAACAAGCCCTTCGTGATCTGGCCGGAGGAAGCAAACAAATACTGGGCAGAAAAAGTTTGACAATATGAGAACACAGATAGATATCAGCGAGAAGCACCTGCGCACACAGTTGCACGCCATCAAGGCACGACTCCGGATGAGCGATGAAGAGTACCGCGCCATGCTCCATGACACCTACAAGGTTGAGAGCAGCACCGAACTCAACGCCCATCAGCTCATTGATCTCATCCACACGCTCCAGCAGCACCTTCCGCAAGACAGCGAACTGGAGAAGGCACGCCGCCGTTGTGCTGCAAGTATCATGGCATGGTTCCGCGCTACAGGCTACCAGCCGGAAGATATGACGGCAGCAGTCCGGGCAACAGCGTGCCGGGCAGCGGAAGTGGAAAACTGGTTCCGTATCGGCAAGGAGAAGCTGACCGCCATCGGTGCTGCATTCTCCAAGAAAGCCAAAGTGACAGAGAACGTCCAAGGCATGAAACCCGTCATCAGGACGCTACACCCCAAAGGCATCACACCACTTGTGATCAACAAATAATCATTAAAACAACAATTAAACATCATTCAAACTATGGCAACAAGACAGAAAAAGACCCTCATCCAGGGCATCACGGCTGAACAAGCCAACGACGCATTTGCACAGTACGCCAAAGCAGATGCACAGATTCAGAAGATCAATGCGGACATTGAACTGCAATGTGCCAAGATCCGCGAGAAGCACGCGGATGAGCTGACCAAGTTGGACGCAGAACGCGAACAGGCGTTTGACACGCTCCAAGCCTATGCGGTTGAGAACAAACCCGAACTGTTCACTAAAAAGAAGTCGCTGGATATGGCTCACGGCACCATCGGATTCCGCACCGGTACCCCGAAACTCAAAACCCTCAAAGGCTTCACATGGGCTTCCGCTCTCCAGCTCGTGAAGGAGTTCCTGGCACCCTACGTTCGCACCACCGAGGAGATTGCCAAGGACAAACTGCTGGCGGATCGCGAGGAGGAAGGTATGCAGGAGAAGATGGCAAAGTGCGGCATGACCGTCACGCAGGATGAGACCTTCTATGTAGAACCCAAGAAAGAGGAAATCTGATGGCACGCACTTCCCATTTCAAACGCACCTTCCATGAGATCTGCCGCAACTGCCACGGTACCGGCAAAGTAGCTGTGCCGAACGGAGCCAAGCAGATCGTCATCACCTGCCCTGTCTGCAACGGACGGGGTATGGTGAAGAAAACAGCAGAAGGTGACATCACCATTGAGCCGTTCACTCCGGAACAATTCCGGCAGAAGTCTTGGCATGAGCTGAGTCAGCTGGAGTCCGGCATTGTGGACCAACAGACACGCTACCCTTGATATGAGAAAGACCAAGAACTACATCCAACGGGCACGTCTCGTGAAAGATATTGTGGACAACCATTTTGAGCCTGGTGCTCATCGTGGTTGTCTGCGGTACGTCTGGAGGGTGTATGTTCATCCGGTCTATCCCATGAGCGAACCCACCTTCTACCGCATGGTGGAGTTCATGCAGGGCATTGATGGTTTCGTTGGCAAAGGACCCAACCGCATTGAGAAACCCAAATGCGACCCACCTGATATAGTGGAGGATCCAAGGCAACTCAAACTGTTCTGATACAATAATCCCCGATGAGTAGTTCACCGGGGATTGTTGTTTTATGCAGGGAACGCTATGTGGTAGGTGATGCTCCACACCTCGCGTCCGGCATCGTTCTGCTCCACACGCTCCAGAGTTGTGCGCTCCGGATAGCCGAACGAGAAAGGATGCCATCCGGACAAAGCGGTGTGGATCTCATCTATGTACTCTAACCCTGCCAGACCTTTCTCCGTCTGGTTGCTGTTGGCAGACATGTGCGCATTGTGCAGATAGGCAACGGTGATGATGATATCCGCTTGACCCTGCTGCTGATGGTTGCCCTGCTGCGTAAATTCACAGTTGCGCATCGTTACCAAGGCGCACGGCCATTTGACTGCCGGCTGCTCTTTGCCTAACTGTCCCCAGTCAAGCGAAACATAATTCAACGACTCCACCTCTGAGAGCCTGTCAATAATGTCCTTAAAAATAGATTTAATCATGGTTTGAACGCTTTTGAGATTGCTTCTGTTATGGTTTCACGTATTATCTTATCCACCTGCTCATGATCTCCCATGAACTGGCGTTGCGGAATGGTGGTGTTCCTACCGCGTCCGGCGGTGTTCGTGCCCTCGTTATGAGCTGCCGAATACTCCAGATCACTGATGACTGCACATTCACCATCGCGCACCTCCGTCTTGATCGAGCGACCAAGGTTGCCGGTGCGACCCGTCAGGATCTTGCGCCTGGAGTCCGCTTTGCCTACCTGACTGGCACGAGGTTCTGTCCGGCGCTTCACATCTTTCCATGGAGTACCGAAAAACGATTCCGTCTGGAAGTTCTGCCGGAATGCCTGTGCCACTTTGTTCGCTACCTTGCGCGGAATGTCCTTCTGGACGGCACGTTGAATCAGCAGCGGAAGACGGGCAAAATACTTGCTGGGGTCAACTATATCTGCCATTTTTCACTATTTTTGAAGAAAAAACGTATTTTTTTGCAAAATTATTTTGATATATCAAAAAAAAGTTGTACTTTTGCGCTGTGATTTCAATCATCACACAATCTGATGGCACAATGGGAAGTTTACGATCCCGTGTCATCAGATTTTTTTATTGGTGTAAACCTTCCCATTTCATTTCCATTGTAACAGTATAAAAACGACGCTGACCGTTTTCCATCAGACAGGTGTGGATGAACAGATCTGAGCCATCCGGCAAAGTGGTTTGGAAATACTCAAACCTTTCACCATGGCTCTTGAACTTAGCGGCTTTGCTCTTAGGCTTGTTATGAGTTTTATCCACTTCTTTCCATCCGATATACTTAGCTTCTTTTAATATCTGAGGAAGCCGGTGCAGACACTCATTTTTTAGAACATATACAGGATGGCCAATGAATGAGTATAGTGCTTCGTCTATTTGATCATTGCCAAATGTGACACTCTCCTGTTTGCCCTCAATGGTGCATGTCGCAGTGGTGTTCCGGAGCTGCTGATGCAGATCCTCATTCTCTCTCCAGTATTTGAGCGAATAGCCATTGGTGAAGTTGGAGATCTCATTCTCCATGCTTCGCGTCTTGACCACATAGCTCGCATTGTCAGAGAACAGTTCACCGGTCTCGTATGGATTGCCCTCCAGTCCTCGCGGAGCCTTTGGCAGTTGCATGTCCTGGTTCTCGGTTACAGGTGCATCTGTTTCCTCAATGTCGCACTTGCAGTTCCATTCGGTACCGGGTGAGTGGTTCGCCCAGAACGGGTCATTTTTCGCCCATACGCGGTCATAGAACACCTGATGCGCAGCACGAGGGTTGGCACTCCTTGACGGTACCCATCTGAGGTTCGGGAACAGGCGCAACGATTCCGAATCATTGAACTCCTCAAACTGTTTCGCTGTCCGGGCACGAGCTACAGCGGTGTTGTATTCCGCATCTTGCCAGTTGTCAAACACGCGCAATGCCTGTTTGCAGGCTTTCGGTTTGTCCTCAATTTGCGGATCTGCCTGTATGTTCTGGAGGGTGCGCTGCACATACGCAGCTTTGTGAGCCGCGAACCGGGCAGCATTGGCACGCAGCCGGTCTGACAGTCCGCTGTCGCTATCCTGTTTGAATGTGACATCCACCGCCCTGCGGAACGATGCAGAGTAGTGACCATATAGCGAGGGATTGATGGTTTGATCCAACCCGTCAATGATGTCCTGATCCTTATAACGGAGCAGAACCGGCATCGGCTGTTGGTGACAGCCACATGTGCAGCCTACAGCATGTGGCCTTAGCCGAAAAAACGCGGATCTCCACCTGTGAGGTGCTGCATCATCAGCGCGGACAGTCCGTCACTCATGGGTGCTTTGTCGCTCACCGGTATGCTGAATTTTTCTTCAAGCCACTTTGAATCCACGTCCTTATAGGGAAGCACCTCTTTGACCATGGTCCAGAGTTTGTCCGGATCCTCTACCGATGCGAAGCGGAAACGGATATCACCTGCACCCAGCCAACCCAGTTTCACCAGGGCAGGCAATACGGTGCTGTTCATGTAGGTTTCCACAGCGCGTTTGTCAGAGTCACACAGACGCTCCAGAATGGTCTGAGATGACTGCTCCTTGCTATAGTTGCCATTCTCGGTGTCTTGTCCGATGATGGCACCACTGATGAGCATGGAGATCTCCTGATTACAGAGCGTGATGAGCGACTTGTACACATCGCCATTGGTGGAAGTTCCGTCTGCAAAAGAGAACTCCTCATTGGTGTCAATGACAAAAGCGGCTGCGTTGCCCATGTCCTGCATCATCTGTTCGCCACGAGCTAACATCTGCGGATCACTGGTGTTCGTCTTGAGGTAACGCGGAGGGATACCGTAGATCTCACAGAGCTCTGACCAGCACGACTGTGCAAACTTCTTGAACAGCACATGAGGCACGGTCTTATTCAGCAGACCAATCTGATCATCATTGAACTCCAGAATGTACTTGCCATATTCCGGCATCTCGCGGAACTTGATGTGCGTGTCATTGGTTGTGTCCGGGAAGAACCGACCAAACACCGGGTCAATGTTCCGGCGCGGCAGGTTCGCCATCCGGATAGTCTCTCCATCCGGAATGAACTCAATGAGTGAATAGCCGTAATACTCTGATTCCAGTATTGCGCGGATGATGTCCGTCACACACGGCAGACTTCTCAGTTTCAGAGTCTGCTCATCGTTCACGGTACCGGCAGCGTCCACCAGTTCAAACGGAGCAGCTACCGTCTGTTCCACACGGTTATTGATCTGCGAGGTCAGCAGTGCGTCATTGGTGATCTCCAGGTAGAGGTCTTGCAGGGAAGTGTAGCGCGGATCATCGGTGCTGCGTGTGCGCTGTTCTGCGCTTTTCCAGTCGGCAATGTCTCGGTTCGCCCTGCTTATGGCACGGCGAACAACTTGGCTGCTCAATGTGCCGGTCGGCTGGTTCTTCTTGCCACCGGCTGCGCTCAATAGGTATTGAGCTATTTTCTGTTTGATACTACCCATAGTATTCATGATTGAATTTTGGTTTGCTAATCATGCGAATCGGCTTCGCTTTCTCCTCGGAGGCTTCGCTGTCCTCCTCAATGGTCGGCAGTCCGGGCAGAATGAGACGGCTGTTTGCGTACTCACCAAGACCGGCAACCTTCTCCAGTGTATTGACGGCGGCATCATAGCGCTCTTTGACGCGCTCATATAGCACATCCGGGGCAGCTAACTCTACCACGTTCCATGCCGCAACTCGTTTCGTCAGACGGAGCAGGAACTGGTTGCGTTCTGCGCCTTCTGCGGCAAAGATGGCTTCTGTATCATACAATGCCCATGCGGCATACTGTTGTTTGGTGAGGGTGGCTGTTTCGCGCCGCTGGTTGGCGGCTAACAGGTACGACTGCACCTCACTCACGGCAGCGTCAATGGCATCTTCCAAAACGGTGTCATCTCCATTGGCGATGTCATCCATCTGGTACTCATACAGTACCGATTTCAGTTCTTCGATTGTCAAAAACATAGCTATGTTGTTTTAGTGTTAAAACTTCCGGCTCTTGCGCGGTGCTACCCAATAGGGTGTGTTGCATGTGCGTGCAGATCTGGAGAGCATCCATATTCCGGACTCCAGTGCATCCGGAGCATCGTCATGCACTTTGGATCCGCGCTGGAACATCAGCAGCTGCTCCACGAGCACCTTCATGCCCTGAGACTCTTTCTCGTCCTCGTTGAAGATGACCAGTCCACGCTCAAATAACGGCTGCATGGCTTCAATACGGGCGAACTTATCACCCTTCTGCCGTTTATCCCCAAGGAGAGGCACATGCTTGCCGAGTTCGTCACCCATCTTCTGAAACTCATCCATCACCAGATCCTGCATGAAGTTCGCCTCCATGTAGTAACGCACCGGCACGCTACCGTTCACGATATCCATGATCTGATAGTGCCAGTTGATCATAGTTGTGATGGAAGTCTGATCGGCAAACGCTTTCAGCAGGTGATAGCGTCCGTCCTTGGTCAGACCGATGAACATGGTCGCTTTGTAGTCGGCGGTGGCGGAGTTCTTGAATGACGGATCTGTGTAGGTGAGCAATGCCACATACTGGCGGAGAGGCAGCATCTTGCCATAGACAATGTGCTTTTTCAGGAAGATGGCACCTTCTGTGATGGGGTTGTTCATGTACTCCTGTTGGAAGTTCCGCTCACCCATAAAAGCACGCATCTCATCTATTTCTTCCGGTTTGTAGTTTTCCAGCCATGAAGGTTTGCCCTCATTATTCAATATATTTACGCGTGTATGGTACACGCCCGGACGCTCAATGATATTACCAAGAACCGAGTTCTGAGCTATCCGGTTGCCTACCATGATGAAGCGGCCACGCCCTGCCTCCATGCTTCCGAACAGAGCAGAAAGCACCCATTGTGTGCCTTCATCTACACGACGTGGGTTCCGGCACATCTCGTCATCGTCCAAATCATCCACAATAATATAGTCCGGACGGTTGCCGTTTTTCTTCAATCCACGTGGTGACTGTCCGCGACCTAATGCCCGGAAGAAACAGCCATCTATCGTTTCAAAGGCTCCGTCAGCCCACGCACCTTCTTTTACTTGATTGCCAAAGTCATGGATGAATAGTTCATTGAACTCCAACTGCTGTTGCAGATCTGCGAGAAGTTGCTTTGCAGAATCTTCTGACTTAGACACACATACCAACGTGTGGAACTGTTGTTTTTCCTGAATTTTGAGCCATAGAGGAATAAACACACCGAGCTGGGTGGATTTGGCATGACCACGCGCCCACTCAAACACTGCACGTGTGTTCGGGTTTTGCAGCACGTACTTGGCTGCATCTATATGGAATTTGCCACATGGGGTGCGTGCGATATCCGGGAAATATGTCCGGACGAAATAGGCATAGTCCTTCCGGGCTCGCGCAATTCGTTTTTGCTGTTCCTCCGGACTTTCTTTCCGGGGAACACCACCATCACGGAGCTTTTGCCAACGCTGTTGGTCTGATCTCCATTGTTCATACTTTGCTCGTTCTGTTGCGTTCATATAGTCTAAATTTTGGGCAAAATTACTATTTTTGAAGCATTCATAAAAAAATGTTTATCAAATTGATAAAGGTTTTTGTGTAGATAGTCGCAAAGTGCTAATTTTGCACAAAAATTTCAAGGATATGCCCACAAAAAAGGAAACAGAAGCAAAGAAAGATCTGGCTCGCTTGTACTACTTTCAAGGCGAGACACAGGAAGTGATCGCGCAGAAAGTAGGAGTGTCAAAAAATACCGTTTGCAGATGGGTTGAACAGGGCGGCTGGTCGGAGAAGAGAGCAGCCAAGAGTGTGACCCGTCCGGAGATTGTGACCAAGACCCTTTCCTTGATTGGCCGACTGATCGACAAACTGAATCAGGAAGCCGACATGGATCTGGTGAATGTCGGTCGCATTGTGGACCAACTCTGCAAACTGTCCGCAACCATAGAGCGCATAGATAAGAAGGCGAATGTGGTGGATGCCATTGAGACCTTCACAGCTCTGAACAAGTGGCTGGAGATGCGCATGGAGTGGGATAAACAAATCACTCCGGAGTTCGTGAGCACGCTGGCTCACTATCAGGATCTGTTCATCAGCGAACAAGTAAAGAAGAAAGCATAATGGCAACATCATTCGTTTTATCAGATGGCAGAAGCGTGAACAATCACGGCTTCCGCATAGATCTCCGGAGTGTGAACCTTGACCGGTTCAAAGCGAACCCTGTCATGCTCTACCAGCACGACATAGAACGCATCATCGGTCGATGGGATAACATCCGCGTAGAGGATAACCGTCTCATGGCAGATGCTATCTTTGACATGGAGGATGCACAGGGCAAAGAGGTTTCGCGTAAAGTGGAAGCCGGGTTCCTGAAAGGATGCAGCCTCGGCATTATTGTCGAAGATATGCAGGAGGTGGACGGTGTATGGGTAGCAACCCGTTCCGAAGTATTTGAGGCAAGTATCGTGAGTGTGCCGGCAGATGCAGGTGCAGTCCGCTTGTACGATAAAAATCACCAGGTGCTGACAGCCGAAGCATTGCACCTGCAATTTCAAACCAACAATCATCAAAACAAAGACATGGATGAGAAAGTAAAAGAACTGGAGGCACAATTGGCCGCGAAGACCAAAGAAGTGACCGACCTCACGGCCAAGGTTGAGAACCTGGAAGGCCAAGTGCAAACTCTCCAACAGGAGAAAGTGACAACCCTTTTGGACGCTGCTATCAGCGCCGGCAAGATCACCGAGGCAGAGAAGGAGCAACTGACTTCTCTCGCAGCCAAGGACTTTGAGGCGGTGCAGAAGCTCATTGCGGCCAAGAAAGCTCCGGAAGCACCTCATAAATCGCTTGCAGCTACGTTGCAGCACACCGCTGGTGCAGCAGCTGCTCCAGCAGGTAACGAGCGCGCCAACTGGACGTATCTTGACTGGGCGAAGAAGGACCCGCAAGGTCTTGCGAAACTTCGCGCAGAGAACCCTGAGGAGTTCCAACGCCTGGCGGGTGCGTGATTCCCGTAGAGACGAATCAACATTAACAAACTAAACAAACAAAGAACTATGCCAAGTCCTTTCAAACAAATCTTCACGGACGTTCTAAAAAAGAACCTCTATGCCGATGGCTCTTGGTTGAGCCGTCTCGGCAATTTCGATGAGTTCGTTGATGCCAATACCATCAACATGACCCAGATCGGTGCAGATCCCAATGTTGTGAAGAACAACACCACGTGGCCGCTGACACCGACGCAGCGCACCGATTCCGGAATCGCTATTCCGTTGGCTACCTTCGATACCGAGCCGACCCACATCACGAATGTGGAGGAACTGGAGACGAATTACAACAAATGCGAGTCCGCTGTGCAGCAACACGTTGCCAAACTGCGTGACACCATTTGCAAGTCCGCTTGCTACAACCTCGCACCTGCCAGTCATGCTGCTACCACTCCTGTCATTCGCACTTCCGGTGCTGACCGTGGCGATGGCAGCAAGCGTCTCACCTTCGCGGATGTTCTGGCTCTGCGTACCGCGTTCAACAAGGCGCACCTCCCGATGGAGAACCGCATCCTGCTGCTGAACCCTGACCACGAAGCTGACCTCATCCTGGAGGACTCAAACCGCTACAATGCTATGCTGCAAAGCGGCAAGATCGCCGGCTTCGATGTGTACGTGTACAGCGAGACCCCGTTCTACACGGCTGCCGGTGCCAAGTCCGCAGCTACCGCTACCAGCGGCAAGATGTCCTCTGTAGCGTTCTGCGCTTCGGAGACCATGCGCGCCATGGGTACCGTAGAGGGCGAACCGGAGAAGCGTTGGGCAGAGTACCGCGGTTGGATCTTCGGTGCACAAGTTCGCTTCGTTGCACAGCCGATCCGCACCCTCGGTTATGGTGCCATCGTGGACGCAGCTTCCGCACAGTAATTAACGAGCGCCCATCCTGATTGTGGGCTGGGCGCTCTATTTTTAACACCATTAAAACGACATTCAAATGGCATTACCAAATGTAAATATCGGCTTTGCGAACGGGGCTTTGGGTTCCGTCGAAGCCAGTGCTGACGGTGTGGTTGGTATGCTTGCGACTTTCGCAGGTACCGCGAGCCTCCCTGTCAAGACTGCCGTGTGCGTGTACAAGAGTGATTGCCTGGAGCAATATGGCATTGCTTCCGGAACTCCTCTGCACAAAGCCATTTCTGAGTTCTATGCCGAAGCCGGTGAGGGCGCAGAGTTGTGGCTGTATGGCGTGAACGAGAACGAAACCGATGATCTGTTGGCAGAAGGTCGTGCGTTCCTGAAAGCAGCCAATGGTCGCATCCGCACCTTGGCTATTGTTCCGGCAACGGCTGTAGCGGCAGCAGATGTCGCAGCAACGGCACTTGCAGCACAGAGCCTTGGTGAGTGGGCAGCTACCGAGCTGTATGCTCCTGTTCTGGTCATCATGCCGGCTCAGTTCTCTGCTGACCTTCCGTCTCTCGTGACGATGGCACACAACCGTGTCGGTATCCTCGTAGGTGATACCGTCTCCGGAAGTTCTACCGCTATGATCGGTGTTCTGGCCGGTCGTATCGCTAAGGTTCCGGTGCAAGTCCATGTCGGACGTGTCAAGGACGGTGCATTGAAGATTGCACAAGCATTCATCGGTGCAGTGGATCCGTCGAAGTCGGATGCTGTTGAGACATTGAACACCAATGGCTACATCACCCTCCGCACCTTCGTTGGCAAGAGCGGTTATTTCTTCAACGATGACAACCTGGCAACGGCTGCATCTGATGACTACCGCTCGTTGGCGCGTCGCCGTGTCATAGACAAAGCGTATCGCCGCACTTATGCCGTATTGCTGGAGCGCGTCAATGACAACCTGGCAGTAACGGCAGAAGGCACGTTGACCGCAGAAGTGGCCAAGGACATTGAAACGGATATCATGTCTGACATCTACACCACCATGACCGCTGAGGGCAACCTGAGCGTGGATCCGGCAGATAGCTCTGACATGGGTGTTCGTGCTGTAGTTGACACTGAGAATGATGTGGTTGCTACCAACCGCGTCAATGCAACCGTACAGGTGAAGCCCTATGGTTACGGCAAGTTCCTCAGTGTTCTTTTGGGCTTCTTGAAACAGTAACCATCTAAAAACCGAACAATATGGCTGCAATAATCAATGGAAGGCAATATGAGTGGGCAGACATCACTCTGCTGCTTGGCGGTCGTCCGGTCACCGGTGCTCGTAGCGTGAGCTACAAGGAGAGCCAGGAGAAGGAACTGCTGTATGGTAAGGGCAATCGCCCGTTGTCCGTCCAGAAAGGAAACATCTCCTATGAAGGTGAGTTCACTTTCCTCCAGAGCGAAATCAACACGCTTTGCGAGCTGGCACGTGCGCAGAAGGGTCGTGCTTCCATCATGGAGCTGAACCTGAATGCACTCGTATGCTATGGCGACCCCACGAAGGGTGATCCGATGGTCACCGACCGTCTCTTGAACATCCAATTTACGGAGGTCGAGAAAAGCATGTCGCAGGGCGACAAAAACATGGAGGTGTCTCTGCCGTTCGTTTGCACTGACATCCACTACAACATCCCGTAATCAGGAGGGCGGGTCTCCGGGCCCGCCCACCATAAATTTGAATCATTATGTACGAAGCAACCGAAAAACAGATCCAGGAATGGAAAAACAAGCACGGCAAAGTGTATGCCGTATCAGTAGAGGACGAGAACGGCGAAATGAAACGCTGCTATTTGAAAAAGCCGAGCCGTAAGGCTATGAGCTACGCATCAGCAGTCGCTTCCACCGATCCGATCAAGTTTGAGGAACTGCTGCTCAACGACATGTGGCTGGGCGGTGATGAGGAGATCAAGAATGATGATGAGATGTTCCTGGCCGTTGGTGCCGAGATCTCTGAGATTGTCAAGATCAAGAAGGCACAACTGGTAAACTGCTAACGGCTGCCGAAGTCGGCAAAGACGATTTTCTTCGTCAGTCGCATGCACAACTGATGTACTACATGCACATTGCCGATCCAGACAGCCTGTCTGATGAAGAATGGGCTATGCGCTATCAAGAATTACTCTGGATACGCCAAGCCGAAGCTAAAGCAAATAAAAGTCCGAAAATATAATGGCTGACCATAGAGTGACATATACCGTCAACTTTGACGGAAACGCGGCAGAACAGGCCAGAAAGGCTGCATCTGAAACCGAGAAGCTGACCAAGAAGGCGAAAGGAGCCCAAGAGCAGTTTGATGCCCTGGGCAAATCCATTGTCGTGTTCAATCAGCTTTCCCAGCTGATAGGTTCTTTCCGCGACACACTGAACAGTGCCATTGCTCCGGGCGTTGCTTTGGATAAGCAGTTGGCAGACCTTTCTGCTGTTGCCGGTGTAACCGGTAAAGGTCTGAAACAGATTGAAGGCTATGCACGCGAGACAGCCAAGACCTTTGGCGTGGACTCTGCACAGGCAGTGGAATCGTACAAACTCATCCTCTCACAGTTGAGCCCCGAACTGGGTAAGTACCCCCAAGCATTGCAGGCTATGGGTAAGAACATCGCAACTTTGTCAAAGACGATGGGTGGCGATGCCACTGCTGCTGCCACTGTTCTGACAACGGCCATGAACCAGTATGGTGTCAGCTTGGATGATCCGATGAAGGCATCTGAGGAAATGGCACGCATGATGAATGTCATGGCTGCTGCCGGCAAAGAAGGTTCTGCGGAGTTACCCACCATTCAGGAAGCACTCAAACAGTGCGGTATGATGGCGAAGTCTGCCGGTGTCAGCTTTGAGGAAGCCAACGCCGCTATTCAGGTTCTGGATAAAGCCGGCAAGAAAGGCAGCGAGGGCGGTGTGGCATTGCGAAATGTAATGTCAACACTTGCCCAAGGGCGTTTCCTCCCGAAAGACACCCGTGAGGAACTGGCTGCTGCCGGAATAGATATCACTCAGCTGGCAGATAAGACCAAACCGCTTTCAGACCGTCTGCGTATGCTACAGCCGGTGATGAAAGATGATGCTCTGTTTGCCAAGTTATTCGGCAAAGAGAACTCTGCTGCTGCAATGGCATTGGTACAAGGCACAAGCGAGATTGACCGCTACCGTCAGGCTATTACCGGGACCAACACCGCGTATGAACAGGCAGAGGTCATCATGGAGAGTTATGCCGAGAAGCAAGCGCGCATCCAAGCTAAGTTTGATGACATCAAGATCTCCATCTTTGAGGCCACTGGAGATCTCGGCTTGTGGGTGCAACAGATTGCCAGTGCAGCTCTACCGGTTGCACAGCTCTGTCCGCTCATTCAGGCAGCCACCATGGCTATCAAGTCTATGGGACCGGCAATGAACGGTGCCAAAGGTCTCGTTGCACAAGGAGCTACTTTCATGCAAGTACAGTTCCGGGCATTGGGGATAGCTGCTGTGAAATCCGGAGGAATGATGAAACTGATGGGAATCATGGGGAAGTCTGCTTGCCGCACTATCAGTATAGCAATCATGAATATCCCTATCATTGGTTGGATAGCTGCTATCATTTCGGCAGTCATCGCTCTTGTAGTTCTCATCAAGAAAGGTATTCAAACACTATGGGATAAGTGCTATGGGTTCCGGGTGGTGGTGTTCACTATTTGGGAAGGTATCAAAGCCGTGTTCTCCTGGATATGGGAGGGGTTGCAAGCTTTGTGGGCTATCTTTAAGGAATATGTGATTGACCCAATTTGGAATTTCATCACGAGCATTGCCGGATGGGTGAATGAACATGTAGTGCAACCTGTTTGGAACTTCATCAAGAGCATAGCGAACTGGGTGAACGAACATGTGGTGCAACCTGTCAAAAACGCCATCTCAAAGATTGGTTCGTGGTTCCGTGAAACTTTCAGTGGTGTCTTTGATTGGATAGAGGAACAGTTTGTCAAGATCTACAATAAGATGGCCAAACTCATTCCTGGCATGAAGAAAATTGTCAGGGAAGGTCGGAAAGATGCTGACAGATCATGGGCTAAAGATCATCCGGGAGAAAGCACCGCAACCACAACGAATGACGATCTGGCTGCAACCGTCAATGCGACTACAGGGGCAGCATCGTTCGGAGGTAGTGCCGGTGGCGGAGCCGGGCAAATGGCATCCGGAGTGGCAACCGGTGGAACCCGAAACACAGAGATACACATCAACATTGGTGACATGATCAAGACTGTCAATTTCAATGGTGGTGTACAGGAAAACATCAAAGAAGTAGAACGAATGTTTGCCGAGACCCTTTCTCGCGTACTGGGCATGGCAGAATTGAGCGTATAATATGAGCACACTTGAATGGATATTTGGAGGCATGAGCCTCGCGGAACTGGTGACACTCATCACTACAATCGTGATGCTTCGTCCGCAACGTCAGAAAGCGGATGAGGAAGTCAATCAGGCTCGTGCAACCACACGCGGTACCGTCATTGAGAATGATGAGAAGTCAACCAAACTGCTGATGGAGTATATTGTGGAACCTTTGAAGAAAGAGATCACATCGCTCCGGCGTGAAATAGCAGCTCTGAAACGCGCGGTGCAGAAAGCGAACTCATGCAAGTACCATGACGGTTGCCCTGTATTGCACGACATACAGGCACAAGCGGAAGTGACAGAAGGAAAGGAGGAGGAAGATGTTCTTTGATGTAGCACAACCGTTCTCTATCATTCCGGTTCCTTACTGGAACAATCATCCGGTGCCGGTATGGAAGAAAGATCTGTGGAATGGTGACACCGCAGAACTGGTTGGCAACCTCTACCAGTGTCCGCTCCGCATCAAGTTCCCAGATGAGGAAACGCCCTGGACGCTTCCGCTGGATCCTGTCATATCTGTGAACGGTGGAAATAGTATTGTCCGGACAAATGTCCTTAAACAAGATCATGACAGCTATGCGCGCCGTGGTACCATCAAAGAGGTATGGTCGCAAGATGATTATGAGGTGAACATTGCCGGCATCTTTATCAGTCAGGACGGCTATTTCCCCATGGAGGAAATCATGCGTCTCCGGAACTACTGTGAGGAGCGTGAGATCCTGGAGGTGGAATGTGACTTGCTGGAGGCTTTTGGCATCACACGCATTGCCATTGAGTCATTCAGTTTCCCTCACACCGCTGGAGCAGAAAATCAACAGTTCTCAATCAAAGCCTACAGTGATGATGACTTCTCGCTGCTAATTGAACAATAACATGCTGTATCACATGGAATATGACATAACGGTCGGAGCCTATAAGGTTCACACCCTGAAAAGCGTCACCGTCAAGCGGTCGGTGGAGCAGCTGAGCGACACGGCACAGATTGCCATGCCGGGCACGCTGCTCAATGCCGCTATCGAGGTGGAGGACAAAATCAAGGTGGGCGACCCTGTGAAGATCCAACTGGGGTACAAGCAGACCGGTCTCAGAACCGAGTTTGAAGGCTATTTGAAAGCCATTAAAACGGAGGGCAGTGAGATTGTCCTGGAGTGTGAAGATGCACTCTACATGTGGCGCACAGCTGTCAAGAATGAGGAAATGAAAACCATTTCACTCCAGGCACTACTCAATAAGGTCTGCCAGCAGGTAAATCAGGCGCGTGGAACGCACTATAATGTGCAATGCGATTATGCCTACAGCTATGACAAATTCGTATTCTCACACGCAACTGCGCTGGATGTACTAAAGAAAGTACAGGATGAGACCAAGGCAAACATCTATTTTGACGGCGAGACGCTGCACCTCCATCCGCAATACTCAGAGGTGAGCAATGACACCATCATCTATGATTATGCAATCAATGTCTGTGCGTCTGATCTAAAGTATGTCAAGAAAGCGGACAAAAATGTGAAGGTCGTCATTGAGATGACCAACGCGAAGGGAAAGAAGATCAAGAAGGAATCCGGAGTGGATGGCGGCATTGTCATCAAGCGAGGTGTCACAGCTGCCGAAGGAACCGACTTGCAGAAGGTCGCCGACAATGAGTACAACCTTTGGTGCTATGATGGCTATGAGGGAAGTCTGACAGGTTGGCTGGTTCCATACTGCAAGCCCACGGACAAAGTAGAGATAAGGGATAGTGCCTATCCCCAGAAAACAGGCACATACTATGTGGTGGCAACTGATGTCGAATTTAGCGAATCAGGAGGCCGCCGGAAGGTTACACTTGGAAAGCGTTTGGGATAATGTCAAAATGGATCAGTTGTGCGATACTCCTTGCAGGGCTCGCCATACATAACAATCAGATCAGCGTCGTGCCAGTCATCGACGAAGTTCACGGTGAAGTCCTCGCCTTTGGTCACTTTGTGCCACTCGCCACAGCAACCGGGATCTGCAACCCATTTGATGATCAGATCCGCAACCATCTCACCTTCTTTGGCAAGGTACACCTGAACATCCGCACCTTCATCCGGAGCAACCACACGAACATTGCCCCACAGAACAAACTCGTGGTCAATGGTGCCGGAACTGCTCTTGTAGCTACAACCGCCAACGGGTTCCGCAGTAGCAGCAAACGAAACAAACACCGCAAACAAAACCGTAAATAATCGCTTCATCATGGATATCTATTCTGATATAAAAAATAAACTACAAAAAATATGCCAACCGAAAGGATTGAGGCTGTATTTTGCGGAAATTGTCAGTATTCAGGACGATACCACATGCACCGTCAAACTGGAGGATGATCTGCAACTGTCAGACGTGCGCTTGCGTTCTGTGGTGAACAGCGAGGAATCAGGCATTGTCATCACACCGGCTGTTGGCAGCGTGGTACTGGTAGCAGATCTATCCGGAGGAAAGCTGAGCAGCATGGCGGTGATCATGTATAGCGAAATTGACAAAATCGAAATCAATGGTGGTAAGAATGGTGGACTGATTAACATTGAAGATCTCGTCTCCCACATCAACACCATAGAGGATGATATCAACAATCTGAAAACAGCAATGTCAGGCTGGACTCCGACACCCCAAGACGGTGGTGCTGCGCTCAAAGGAGCGGTCACATCCTGGGCAGGGCAATCAATAACGAAAACCAAGAAGTCCGATATTGAGGACGACAAAATCAAACACTGACATGACAGGCATTGCACTCAAACCAAACGCAACCGGGACAGCCTTTGAACTGGACTTGACCGATGGCAAGATGAAACTGATGGAAGTCACTCATCAGAACCAGGCCATGCTTCTCATGGCAAGACCGGGAGAGTTCAAAGAGTTTCCGACCATGGGTGTCGGACTTCCGGACATACTGCTGGATCACGAGCTTAATGGCTGGCGCCGCCGGATCATTGAGCAACTGGAGGCAGACGGACAACGAATCACCAGAATCAAAGTAACCACACAAGGCGTGGACCTTGAAGCAACCTATAAGTAATATGAGAACCATCAACAAAATCATCATCCATTGTGCTGCCACTCCGGAAGGGCGTGCAGTCACTACTGAGCAGATCCGGCAGATGCACACCGCACCCGTCGCCAAAGGTGGCAGGGGCTGGAAGGACATCGGCTATCACTACATCATTGAGTTAGACGGTAGCATCCATCAGGGGCGACCTGAACAAGTCATCGGTGCGCATTGCCAAGGGCAGAACCAGAACTCCATCGGCATCTGTTATGTCGGAGGTGTTGCCAAAGACGGAAAGACACCCAAGGACACACGCACCGTTGCACAGTACGATGCCATGACTCAGTTGCTCCGGGATCTCAAAAAGAAATACCCGAAGGCGACCATCCATGGGCACTGCCAGTTTGCCAACAAAGCATGTCCGTCTTTTGATGTTCCCAAGTACCTCAAACAGATAGGACTCGCGCTGATGACGCTCATGCTCATCGTTCTCACACCATCGTGTGCAACTCCCAAGCACACCGCTGACAGTCATATCGACACCACCGAAAACAAGGTGGAGGAACAGCAGCAAGCAGGTGCGGAACAGGTCACGCAGCAGCATACTGACGCACAGACGGATGTGCAGCAGCATACAGACAGCACCACCACTTCAAAGACGAACCTGGTTGTGGAGTTCACCTTCGTACCTGGAGGAGGAACGATGAACACCAAGACTGGTGATGTGTCTGGAGTAGCTTCTGCGAAACTCCAAGCGGATATAGAACACCTACAGCATACCATTCGCGACCAGGACACGCAGATCCATGTGCTCCGTGATAGTCTGACAGCAGCGCGTGACTCACTCAATACCTATCGCAACCAATCCAACCTGCAACTGTCGGAAGATACGCACGAGGAACAGGATGCACCCTCAAAGCCTTTCGGGTGGCGGTTCTGTATAACTTGCACCGTCCTCTTTTGGCTCATCATTGCATATTACATCGCACGAATAGTCATCAAAATATATACACACGGCAGACTATGACCACACAACCCAAGAACCGGCAGAACCTCATCGACGTAGCTCTGGAACATTGCGGCACATTCGAGGCAGCAATGCAGATGGCGCTGCTCAATGGCATCAGTCTCACAGATAATCTGGAGCCGGGCGTTTCGTTGCAAACTCCGGAGGTGGAAAAGAAGCGTGTTGTGACGAACTTCCAATCTCTCCGCCACTCACCGGCAACCGCAATATCCGGTGATGAGATAAATGACATCATGGGTATTGGTGAGGGCATTGAGTTCTGGGGCATTGAATACGATTTTGTAGTATCTTAAAATCAAAGCGACTATGGCACGAACAATAGAACAAATCAAAACAGATCTCAAACAAGCCTTCATGCAGGAGACCGCGCTTCAAGAGCAATATGGATTTGCACCCGGCGCTTCGTTTGACAAAACTTTCAGCAAAGCCAGTTTGGAGAATCTTTTGCTATACATCATAGCAGCTTCCATCTGGACGCTGGAGAAACTCTTTGACACCCACACGACGGAAGTCACCGAGTTCATTGCAACCATGAAGCCCCATTCGCTCCGGTGGTATGTGGAGAAAGCCAAGGCGTTCCTGTACGGCGTGCCCCTCATCGACGGCACGGACCAGCACAACACCACCGGCATGACCGACGAGCAAATCAACCAAGCCAAGATTGTCACCTTTGCCGCTTGCACCGAAGCCAACGCCACCCTGTATCTCAAAGTGGCGAAAGCGGGACCCGCACCACTCACCACGGACGAGAAAGCAGCCTTTGTCGCTTATCTCCATGAGATCAAGGATGCCGGTGTCCGCATAGATGTCATTTCCGAACAGGGCGACTACCTCAATCTGAACATGGTCATTTACTATGATCCGCTGCTCATCAACGCCAACGGGGACAGCAAAGCCGATGGTACCAGACCCGTAGAAGCCGCTATCAAGGCCTATATTGAAAATATACCGTTCAATGGAGAGTTCCGCAAGAATGAGCTGGAGGATGCCATCCAAGCCGTGGAAGGCGTGGTCATGGTGGAACTGGGAGTGGTCGAGCACTCCGAGACCGGCGAGGACGGAACATTTGAGGAAGTCATACCGTACTGCAAACCGACTTCCGGTTATTTCAAGTTTGACCATGCCGACCTCTCCGGCGTAACCTATCAGCCCTATGCGCATTGATTACCGCAAACTGGTCATATTGCTTCTGCCTACGTTCCTGCGCAGGCCCGTACTGATGGCATGGCTCCGGGCGATGGTGTACCCCTTGCAGCAACTCCATGACCGCCACCAAGCCGCACGCACGCAACGCCTCTATGAGCTGCGTCACACCTCGCAGATCTGTTTCATCAAAGACGCACTCAATAACGAGTTTGGCATTACTGACTATGCCACCGGCTTTGAGATAGAGGACATCAACGCACCGGGCAACTGGATTTGGGTCTATGATGAGAATGTGGAGCGCTTTGACGATGAGCAGCACATGCTCTTTGACGAACCTACATGGATCCATGACACATCATCCATCCTGCCGCCCACTTCGGCATTTACGGTTCTTGTACCGAAGCATATAGAAATAGACGAAACGAATGATGCGCGTATTCGCTCTGTAGTCAATAAATACCGCCTTGCATCAAGGACATTTGAAATCAAAAAGAAAGTATGAATACCCAGTATTTTACGACAAACAACAATCAGAAGTTCCCACTTTCCACGGAAGCACTTGCTTTCATGCAGGAACAAATCAAACTGGCATACGGTCTGACTGACCTTGCCGGGGCAAACATTATTGTCCGGGAGCCGACCGCCTCTAAAGATGGACTGGTCATCTATGACGGGGAACTGTTACCCCTTACCGGCACAGCACCGACCACCGCTGCGGCTGCGTTACTTACGGCTATCTCCATTGCCGAGCACACGGTAACGATGTCAGTAGAAGGCAAGTATGAAGGCAATGTCCGTACAATCCGCGTGGCTTCTTATGTGCATGCAAGAATTACACGGATTGGACGCCCCGGCCAACAGCAGAAAATGCTTTCAGCGTTCACAAAGCTCAAAAGCATCTCAACCCTCATGGCGGAACTGGATGAAGCGAAAAAACATGTCATGCCAAAAGGCTCTGTCATTGCATGGTCCGGGATATGTGACTGTGATCATGTTCCGTATGGGTTTATCCCGTGCGGTGGTTTCTTCGGCGGTAGCGCATCCCAATTTGCTCCAGATGGTGCTGGAACTATCGAAAAAACGAAATGGGAAGCAAAATATGCAGGGCTTAATATCTCAGTTACTACAAGAGCTATCAATGATGGCTCTGTTGTAGGGGTGCAAATCGCCTCATGTAATGGTGTCACTATTCCAGATTTAACTGACCGCTTCATCGTGCAAGCCGGAATGTCATACCAAGAAGGATCTACAGGTGGCGCAAATACAGTAGTGTTGACAGAGAACCAGATGCCTCGCCACAATCATACATTCTTCTCGCAAAATGATGATTATAATGCGTCAGGTAGTGGTTCACGTGGTTTGGCTGGAGATACGGATTTGACTTGGAAAACTCATCATGATTTGATTGGTTATGCAGGTAATAACCAACCCCACGAGAACCGCCCGCCATATTATGCGCTGTGCTATCTCATCAAAGTCATTTAATCACCATTTAATTATCGTTTCAATATGGATCTGAATACTATTCTTTCATGGTTCAAAAGAGGCTGCAAGCCTACCGAAGCGCAGTTCGCTGCCACGTTCCGTTCGTTCCGGCACAAGGATGACCCGGTGTCGATGGAGGATGTAACCGGGCTTTCGTATGCCCTTGCTAACAAGTCCGAAAAGGGACACACCCACACCCTTGCAGAGATCACCGACTATGACGGAGGCGACAAAGAAGTCCTCAATGCCATGGTGGCGAATGACACCGCCGAACTGGAGGCGTTCACAAAGACCGTCGGCATGTATTATATTCTGCTGGCAGATCAGACGCTCTACCAGTATGTGCATGACGAGGACACGGACACTGACACCCTCACCGAAGTGGATCCGGATGGCAAGGTCGTTTACTCTGCCTATGACGCAGATGACAACCTGCATATCTACCTCTACAACGTGCCTAATATGGAGTTTCAGGATGTCACCAATGAGCAGGTGGATAAAACCATCTACACCAATAATCTTGACACCCTCATCACACGCCAGCTGAAAAACGGCATATATTCGGTAGTGCATATCAACAGCGGCATAGATGGCAACACCTATGGCGATGCCTATACACTGACCGTTGGTGATGGTTCTATCTCCAGCCGTGTTCTGGAGTGCCGCAGTGGATGGGCGCAAACCGTCCTCATTGACGAATCCTATCAATGGGAATGGCACCGCTATGCGTACACCGGGCACAAGCACCAGATGAGTGACGTTGAAGGGTTGCCAGCGGCATTGGATGACAAACAGGACAAAACTGACAATTCTCTGCCCACTACATCCAAGACGATTATTGGTGCCATTACTGAGTTGTGGAATAAGTTCGCAAATTACGCGCTTGCAAACCACAATCACGATGGCGTGTACCAGCCTGCTGGGAACTATGCCGCTTCTGATCACACTCACAGCCAGTACCTGACGCAGCATCAGGACATCAGCGGCAAACAGGATAAAACCGACAACTCTCTGCTGACAACGGTCAAAACGATTGTCGGTGCTATCAATGAGCTGTGGAATAAGTTTGCAGACTACCTCAAAGGCATTCAGCATGTCACCTATGCGCAACTGGTTACGCTTCGGAACAATAGCGGACTGGTTGCCGGTCAGTGGTACCGCATCACCGACTACATGACAACCGTTGCAAACGACACCGAGGCACGCAGCGCAGGGCATCCGTTTGATTTGTTGGTCATGGCCACAAGCAGCAACACTCTTTCCGAGGAAGCCAAAGCCATCAAGAGTTCCAGAGATAGCAACGGCTATTTCACAGACGCTAACCTAAACGCATGGAAGGTGTGGTATTGTCTGGACAATGACACAACGCGCTTCCAATGGGCGGACACGGAGAACGGCAAAGGTGTCATCTGGCGCATGATCGACGAGTGGCAGAATGATTGCCCTTATGACTTCAAAAATGTGCAGTTCAAACGCTACAAAGTAACACCTACCACGCCTGTTCCGGAGGACGTAGAAGAACAACAGTTGCTTGCTGATCTGGATGGCACCTATATAGGCACAAATGCAGAAATGCAAGGCCTCACGGTTGAAGACTACGACGATTTTGTTTGGGCTTATACATTCTCTTTCGGGGATAGACAGGAAGAACCGTCAGACGCTTCTTTGATGGGCTATGTGAATGAAGAACAGGGTGAAGGCTACGGCTACAAAGGATATTATGGGGATAATGTCATTTTGCCATGTACATGTCATCAGACCATTGATGATGAGCAGCAATCAGTTTTTTGCCTGAATAATGTCGTTTGGTTCACGAACAATGTCAGATACCGTTCGCTTATTTGTGGCAATAGAATTGACAGCGAGTGTATCAATATGACCTTATCCGGACACGGCACACATATCAAACACGACTGCCAGAATATCATCATGGGTGATGGTTGTTTTGGAAATACTATCGGGGTTGGATGCTTCTTGTGTACGTTCGGGAACTACTTCCAATGGAACACGTTCGGGAACTACTGCTATCGTAATACGTT